CATATTCTATTTACATGAAGACCCAGTAAGGTCTGCTCAATTACACTGCGACAAACACGTGGTCAAAATGATTATTGAGTATGCTCAAATGCTATCCACTGCTCATAGAATGTTGGACGGTACACAGTATATCGACCAATCCAGTGGTAGACGAATCAAAAGGTGGCGACTTGCAAATCCATACATGGAATCATTCCTTTACAAAGCAAGTCATATTAATCACCCTTCCGCTGTATGGGTGCGAGAGAATGCAATTCAGTATCAGTACATGTACGATATGTTTGTTGCACTGTGTGACGAGTATACGTATCGATACGGTAAAGTCCATATGACGGACGATAAACTCAGGGAACTGCTAAATGTTCTTCCTCAGAATATCAAACTAGGAACATGGAGACAACCACCACCTGCAATGCCTGATTATTGCAAGCACGAAGACTCCATTATTTCGTACCATAAATACTATGCAAACGAGAAGAAAGGTTTTGCGAAATGGACTAACAGAGAACGTCCTGCATTTATGGAACAATATGCCTAGATACGATTTTTATAATACTGAAACTGGTGAATTGATTGAATACACAATGTCTTGGAAAGACCTTGACGAATTCAAAAAGAACAATCCCCACCTCAAACAACAAGTATCCGCACCACAAATAGTTGGTGGTACGGGTGACCGAGTCAAGACTGATGCTGGTTTTAAGGAAGTGCTATCCAAAGTTGGTAGCAAGTTCCCCGACAGCCCGCTTGACAAACGATACAACAGTCAATCTGTCAAAGATATCAAGACAAGAGAGATTGTTAAAAAGCATGTAGACATACAGAACAAAAAGAAGTAAAATAATATTATGACAGAAGTGAGATTATCCACAATGGATATTACTGATTTAGAATCACTGGATTTGAAAACAGTATCAGAGAATGGACAACGATTTTACGTTGACGATAAGGGCGATAAGTATCCAAGTGTCACGACTGTTGTAGGATTAGAATCAAGAGAACAGATAAAACTGTGGCGTAAAAGAGTTGGTGAAGAGAAAGCAAACAAGATTACAAAGTCTGCTACTTCACGTGGAACTACCATGCACCAACATGTCGAAGACTATTTACGCAAAGAAAAAGATTTCATAGAGTTCGATAATCTAATACATGAAGGTATGTTCAAAGGCATACGTCCAGTGTTAGACGAGATTATCCCATTAGCTTTAGAAGCACCCATGTATTCAGATAAACTGAAAATGGCAGGACGGGTTGATTGTATCGGATTCTTAGATGACGCTTTGTCCATAATCGACTTCAAGACTTCAAGTAAGTTCAAAGAAGATTATATGGCAAGGCCATGGTTCTTACAAATGACTGCTTATGCTATCATGGTTGAAGAACTAACAGGGAAGAAGATAGAGGAAATCGTTGCGTTGGTTATGTTGGAAAACGGTCACTTCCAAATCTTTCAAGCAAACCATGAAGACTACATTGACGACTTATGTGCAGTGAGACTTCAATACAAAAACTTATACGGAATATGATATCAAAAAAAGAATTTACGGAACAAGTAGAAGTTCTACTTAGTAAAGGTGCTAGTGTTATGGACGCAATCATTAAGGTATGCGACAACAACAAGATAGAACCTGAATCAACAAAGAGATTGCTTAGTGACCCACTCAAAGAAAGATTGGAAGCAGAAGCAAAGAAACTTAATATGGTGAATCGTGGAAGTAATTCACAGGCAAGTTTAACAACATTTTTTAAGTGAGGTAATTATGAAGAATGGAGATATAGTCACAGTCATTACTGTGAGTGGTGAATACGTAGGTAAACTTACACACCTTGACGGTGGTAATGTATCTATCGATAAACCTAGAATGATATTACAAAACCCACAGTCAGGTGAAATGGGTTTTGCGAGAGGGATAGCAGTCACTGGTGCTGAGAATCCCGAAGAAGTTACATTTCAAAGTGTAGTATTTGTAACACCAACAAACGAACAGGTGCAGAAGGCATGGCAAGAAGCAACCAGTTCAATCGTCACTCCTACTAAACCGACATTAGTTAAGTGACCTCTAGAGAAGGATTCGATGCATATCAGTTGTACCTTGGAATCAAATTACACTTTCATTCCAAGGATTACGACTTTGTCAAATACAATGGTGTAGTCAAAGCAGAACTTCCGTCCTTCTTAAAACGTAAAGATAAATTCCACTTTGGTAAACTATCAAGAACATATAAACATGAACTCAAAGATTTCTTCATTGCAAATCTTTCCGAGAAAGACTATTGGGTAGGTGACTTGTTAGATAAAGAAGCAGACCGAAGATATAAGAAGTGGAAAAACAATCGACAGAAACAAGCATACCTATTCAATACAGAAGTAAGTGACCTGCTTAAAACATATAAGATAGATACCATATTGAAAGTGACAGACGGACAACACCCAAGACTTTTAAAATCTCTTATGAGTAAAAAAGTATCTTTGGAAACAGTTTGTATCATGGACGCTATTATAGGATTCACAAAAGATTGGGAACGACTGATTACAGAGAAGGTAGTCTATCCTGATATACACATTAAGATTAACAAGTATAAGTCATTCATACAGTATGACCATGACGCATACAAATCAAAACTAATAGAACTATGCTCACTATAGTAGGGAATGGAACAAACAGAGTTATGCCTACTTATGGTGAAGATAGGTTTTGGGGTTGCAATGCATTCTACCGAGACGCAAATCCTGAGATTCTTTTTACTGTAGACATACCTATGCAGAGAGAAGTAATAGAATGGGGATATGCAGAAGCAAACAAAGTTGCGGTAGGTGATTGGGAAATACTACCGATTGATATGATTGAACCATTGAAAATGGGATTCGGGAATACAAGGATAGAAGAATCGATTTCGCCCGACAGTGAGTATTTGGTAGTACAGGGGGACGATGAAGTGACCACGTTTCTTGGCTTAAGCAGCCCCCAAATGAAGAACATTATTATGTATAATAATCCTGAGCTCAAGAACCTCTTTTGTGGAATGAGTGCATTAGGATATGCTATGCTTAATGGTGAAAAGGAAATCACATTGACTGGATTCAATGCCCTCGAAGAAGAAAATTGGTCAAACAATTACGAAGGAACACAGAACTATTTGCATAAATATAATAGTGATAGCAGAGTGTTAAATGCTCAGCGGTCACAGTTCATTGCTCTATTGAAAGAGTTTGAAGACGTTAACGTTTATTTCAAAAACCCTCTTACGGGAACTGTAAAAATAGAGTATAATGAATTATATTACTATGAAAATAGTGAAAGGTGGATTCTTGGCGAAGGTCTTGAGTCCGATACAATGCGATAAAATGCGATACAATGCAATACAATAGGAGAATACAATGTCAAATGCATCGTTAGAAAAACTGAGAGCAGCTATGGAATCTGCATCAGCGCCTGGTTCAGGAGAAAAAAAGTCCTATTCCGATGATACTATGTGGAAACCCGAACTTGATAAAACAGGTAACGGTTTTGCAGTAGTTCGTTTCCTACCTACACCCGAAGGAGAAGAAATGCCATGGGTCAGTTATTTTGACCACGGTTTTCAAGGCCCTGGCGGTTGGTATATTGAGAAGTCTTTGACTACTCTTAACAAGAAAGACCCAGTATCAGACTACAACTCTCAGTTGTGGAATACTGGTGTTGAAGCAAATAAAGAGATTGCACGTAAACAGAAAAGACGTTTACATTATGTGTCTAATGTCTATGTTGTTTCAGACCCTAAAAATCCTGACAACGAAGGTAAGGTTTTCAAATACCGTTATGGTAAGAAAATCTTTGAAATGTTGAAAGAAGCTATCTCACCTGCATTCGCAGACGAGAAAGCAATTAATCCTTTTGACTTAAGGGGAGAAGGTGCAAACTTCAAAATTAAAATCAGAAAAGTTGACGGTTACTGGAACTACGACAAATCTGAGTTTGATACACCAGCACCTTTATTTGCAGAAGAAGAGAAACTAGAAGAAGTTGTTTCTTCTCTACATTCTTTATCTGCTATTATTGCACCCGAAGAGTTCAAGTCTTATGAAGAACTTAAAGAAAAGTTCGACAGAGTCTTAGGACTGACTGGTGCAACTTCAACCTCTACTGCAGAGTCCATTGCTGAAGACCTTGACGAAGTGCCTTGGTCAGACGTAAACAAGGAACCCGTTGCAGAGGAACCTGTAATCCAATCTGCTGATTCTAGTGATTCAGAAGACGCAATGGATTACTTCAAGAAGCTTGCTTCTGACTCGTAAGCAGAAGTAAACTTCGGGGGGTAGTGACTATTTTATGTGTCCTTGAGTGCACTACCCAGTTGAACTAAGACCGTGGATAAAAATCTGAGGGGGTACTTAGTTAGGGAAAGGCAAACAGCTAATAAAAGAAAGCGGGTTTGTCCGTAAAGAGCGGGACTGCAGTAATGCGAGGGGCGACTTTACACTTTTTAAGAATATGAAAAGCGAATACTATAAAAACATATTACCGTTCAATGAGAACGAAAGAGTTGTTGACCAGTTTGGTTGGACTCCTCTATCAGTCATAACACCAACAAAGTCTTCTAAATCCAATTGGGAAGACGCTTACTTGACTGCATACGAAGAAAAAAGAGGCGAA